TGGCAATCGCACCTGTGAGCGTATCGTAGATAACAAACGGTGCCCTAATAGGGCCGCTCAGGTCCCCCTACAGATAGCCCCGGCTACTTCTGTCTATCTCTGTAATAAGTGTCGAGCGGAAGAAATCTCCCGGATGCAGCTAAGCTGATGGAAAAAACAGCTATTAAAGAAGAAATTATTATCTTCTTCCCGTGCCAGTCCGATAACCACCGGCTATGTGAAGCGGTAAAAGCCCTCGGTTTAATCCACATTGTCTACAGATGTAGTTGTATCTGTCACGACCCCTTTACTAAGAGACACCCAAGTGGTAGGAGCGTTTATGCAGGACGTGACTGAGGCGGTAAAGGCTGATTTAGAAGAGCGGGCCAACTACGGAGAAAAGAAATACGGGGGTAGGCTTACGCCCTACAGCCGGTATAACCAGACCACCCCAATCCGCAATGCCTACGAAGAAGCACTGGACTTGGCCTGTTATCTAAAGCAGAAGCTGATGGAGGAGGAATTAAGTGAGACGCCACCGGTGGAACCGCCGTTTTAGTGAAGTTACCAAGGACAAGCTCCAATACACCGCTATTACCGGCTACGTCTGTGAGCACTGCGGTGTTGAAGTAGAGCTTGCTGACCTCCACACTTGGCGGAAAGACGCTAGAGCGCGGGGAGCTACGGAAGAATCCGATGCTCTCTTCTTGTTACTCGACGTTCTAGTCGATTCTCCGGGGAGGCCGATTGTCTACGAGTAGCCATACTTGTAACGAAGGCTGGGTCTGTGAAGAGCACCCGCGCCAGGCTTACCGCCACAAAGTAGAGGGTAAAGCCTGTGACGGCGCGGGCATCCCCTGTATGCACCCTGATTGCATCAACTTGCGCCTTGGACCAATACGTGAGCAAGACGGGTCGGAAGAATAACTCAATCTACGACCTCTCTGTGACTAGCCGGTACGAGCCCTGCCAGGTCACAGATAATTGCTTGGAGTGCCCGCTCCCGGCCTGTAAGTACGACGACCCGTATTATTACCGGGAGTGGATTGCCGACCGTAGCAAAAGGCGCGTTAACACCGAGATTTTAGAGCTACTGGCGCAGGGGGTCCCCGCGTCCGAAGTCGCTCTACAAGTCAACCGGACCATTAGAACAGTCTTTAGGATAAAGAGGAGTTACTTATTCGACACAGCAGGAGGAAATACTAAATAAGGAGGTCGCCTCGTGGCGTTTAACGAGGAAATGAAATTTACAGGGAAGTACAAAGGAGCACGCGCTCGGCTTTGGAAGGAGCAAAATGGCCGTTGTTTTTACTGCGAGAAACAGATGGTGAAACAAAACGGCCACCCTTCTTCCCAAACTATCGACCACTACATACCGAAGTCGGCGCTCCCGCGTTTTCTAGTATCAAGTGACTACGTTTTCCGGGGCACCACACAGAAGAACCCGAACTTGGTGCTAGCTTGTTACTCTTGTAACGCATCTAAGGGCAACACAATTATTGGAGACATGCCAGCACGGGTAGGCCCGTGGGCATATATTAAAGAAAGGGGATGGATGTGGGTAGGCCATGAAGCTGAACACGAAGAAAAGGAAGAAGGCTAAGGACCATTTAGACCAGCTAATTAAAGACAAGGAGGCGCGGCCTGCTCCTGGTACGGTGCTTAGCGAAGAGCTAAATCAGATGATTCGGAAGCACCACGAGCTTATAGCTAAGGAAAGGCTCCGCGCGGCAGGTGTGAGAATGGACATAGAGAAGAGGTGTTCTTACTGTGGTTTCTCGTTTAATTCACTGTCGGGAGTGAAGTGGCAATCAGGGGCGAGTGTTGAGTATTACTGCTCGGAAGCCCACAAGGACTTAGTAAGGCCGGTCCTTCCTGGGAGTATATCTATGGCACCGTTGCCGACCACGGCTCCGGCACCGGCACCGACGTTCACGCTGCACACTTGCCAGGTCTTCTGTGCTGAACAACTCCATATGTACACCAACAAGAATGGTTTCACTTACTGCTATAAGCAAGAAGAGCACCTACTAGATGCGCTCTGCCAGGGCTGCGAGCGCCCAGAGGCGTCTCAGCATGACGACACCCCAGTCTGCGGTGTTCCGCACCAGAGGATTACAAAGTTCGACGGAGAGACCGTCTTGTATGACTGGTCTGCACCACCGGTTACTATAACAGCAGGAGATACATATGCATGGACAGCACCGACGACACCATTGATTTCATGTGTCGAGTCCCATTCGGATGCAACTTCTGTGCGCTGGTCGGCGTAGAGAGCGAGAAATTTACTAGTTTGGAGGCGTATCTAGACCACCTTGTATCTGGAACTTGCTCTGGTATGAAGGAGGAAGAAAATGAAGTGTCTTTTCTGTAGCGATTACAGAGCCGAGTATCAATGCCCCCGGTGCAATAAGGCTGCGTGTTCTTGGCACCGTAGGGTGATGGAAGCCGAGGAAAATTGCCGCGTTCCAGTAACGGCACTGCCACTAAATGCAGCTAGACGAAGAGAGCTTGCTGAAGAAAAACCACGAAGGATGTATACTGTGTCTTAGAAATGACCCTGACGGACCACTGGGAGGCAGGGGCTGCAATATGCAGCCCCTTTTCTTTTGACCCTAGATTTTAGAAAATTCGCCCCCACAGGCTTTGACCCGCAGAAGCATTTAACCCAGGCGGACAAAGACTTAGTAATTAATTCGCTTGAAGCGCTGGACTTAGAATTAGCCCGGCGAGACTTCGGGCATTTTTTATTTTACGTGAAGGTCATGGAGCCCCCACCGGGGCGGGGGATACTTAACTTTGAGCGCTGGGACCACTTAGTAGAAGTCTGTGAGACTCTTGAAACTGAGCGTTTAATAGTCTGGCTTAAGTCCAGGCAGACTGGGGCTTCTTGGCTCCTGGCGGCTTACGCACTCTGGACCGCTCTTTATCAGACAGGTGCTCTGGTGCTGCTCCTCTCTCAAGGAGAGGACGAAGCTAAGATACTCTTAGGCAAGAGCAGATTTATCTACGAGCAATTGCCCGACGCTCTTAAGACCCCTCAAGGCATCGACTCCCGCCAGCAGATGACCTTCCCTAGCAAACACTCTGGTATTAACGCTCTGCCGTCCACTGAGAAAGCAGGCCGTTCAGTGACTGCGACTCTAGTAATCATGGACGAGGCTGACTTCCACGAGCACTTAGAAGCTAACTACGCTGCCGTTAAGCCGACCATTGATGACGGCGGCGGCAAGCTCATCATGGTCTCTACTTCTAATGCTGCTAGCAGCGTGAGCTTATTCAAGCAGACTTACAAAGAGGCTCCGTATAACGGCTTTAAATCCCTCTTTTATGGATGGAATGTACGTCCAGGCCGAGATAATGCATGGTTTAGTGCTAGACAGGCGGAATACTCCAATGCTAGCTTATTCGAGAAGGAGTACCCCGCTACCGCAGAGGAGGCTCTTTCTCCCCCCAGAACATTAGCAGCTTTCGACCACGACAAGCTGAAGCTAATGAGCCTAGATGTTAGAAAGCCAGTAGTAGTTCCTGCTGTTGGTGCCACATTGGCTAACATCTACCAGGAGTACCAGCCTGGTAAGCGCTATGCTGCTGCGACGGATACAGCCCACGGTACTGGAGGCGACTATGCAGTCACCGTCATCTTGGATACAGCAACAGGCTATGTCGTGGCCGACATACAAAATAATCTCATCCCCCCCGACCAACTTGCACTTGCGTCCATTGAACTACTGCACAAATTTGGCAACCCCGTCTGGGCCATCGAAGACAACGAGTGGGGAGCCCTTACGATATCGACCGCTATTAATCTGCATTATCCACGACTCTTTTATCGTGACGATGGTAAGAAGGCCGGTTGGCACACGGATGAGCGTTCTCGGTATGTACTTTGGGGCGAACTAATCGAAGCGGTAGCTTCTAGATTAATCACTATCCCGTCAGAAGAAGGGTTGGGGCAGTTCTATTCTGTGATACGTAACCCGGAGAAAGGCGGTGCCGGTGGTGGCCGCATCGAAGCGCAGAAAGGCGCTAATGACGACTACCCGATGGCCGTTGGCATAGCCTGGCAGATGCGTAAGTTCGCTAGGGCTAGTACTGCCGGTACTGGTGATGGTTCCCCCACTGCGCGCCCTGGTGTGTCGGAGCGTCTCCGGACTTTGGTACGGTGGTAATAAATGGCGTTTACTGAAAAACCAACAGTCGATTCAATGCGGCAGACTGCTGACCATCTGGGCCAACTTTGGTCTGGTTGCCATAGAAAGTGGGCCGAGATTGATACTTACTACAACCGGACTTTTAAACTCTGGCCTGAAGGCAACACAGATAGACCGGATTGGTACAAGCCCATGCGGTCCCGCTCGATTGTTGACCACGGCGTGGACCGACACCTAGCCCACGAGCCTCGTATCCACCGCTTCCCGGTCATGCAGAATGAAGCTCGCCGGGAGAAGGCAGACAAGGTAGAGCCTGCGCTCCGGGCGATTATGTTAGAAGCGGCCCTCCAGGAGCCTTCGCTTACGTGGACGCAGGCATTCAAGCATCTGCTTCTTTATGGCTACTCCGTAGTAGAAGACAGCCTAGATGCGGACACGATGATTCAAAGGCGGACTAAGCCCAAGCGTATGCGCGGCGAGCCTCAAGAGGAGTTCGACCGTAAGCTAATCGTGTGGGAGCACAAGCGAAAGACCTTCATGCCTTTCAGGCACCACGCCCCGCACCCGCAGCGTGTCCTTCTAGACCCTATGCGTAAGGAACCACGAGAAGCGGTGCGGGTAGATTTCAGGCTGGCCGGGGACTTAGAGGGCTTGACTAGGGCCAGGATGGAAGGGCAGCAAAAAGGACGCCGCGTAGAAGTCCCCAACGGCGTCTACCAGTGCGATAACCCCTACGAACAGATAGAATGTATTGAGTATTGGAATAGTATGTGGCACGGCATGACTACTAAGGCTGGCCACTTGCTGTTTATTGAGCCCAACACCTGGGGGTTTGTCCCGTATTCCCACGCTTTTTCTGGATACGGCCAAGAACCTACTAATGCTACTGAGATTGACCCTAGCTTGATGGCCGTAGGTCTAATTGACCACGCTAGGGACGACTTGCGCGCCCAGGCTCAAGAGAGCGCAGGTCGCCATAACTTGGCGCTGGATATTATGTTCAACCCCAAAGTTACCAGCGGTGAAGCGATGGACCTGCGTGAACAGCTAGCACGCGGCGACATCCTAGAAGGTTTCACTCAAGGGCAGCTATGGCAACTGCCGTATCAGTCTATCCCCAGAGAAGTCTTTGCTTCAGAAGAGTGGATTGACAGGGACTTGGAGCTTGGTACTTTCTCGCGTGGCCTAGCCGGTATCCGTGAGCAGGGAGTCTCGACTGTCGGACAGCAAGCTATCTTGTCTACCGCTGCGGACAGGCGCTTTGTCTCCCCGGCTACGCAGGTTGAGCATATGGCTAGTATGTCAGCGTCCCACGACCTGCAATTAATTGACGTGCTCAGGCTAGATTTAACTGTCCGGGGGCATAACATTAAACCTTCAGATATTGAGGGAGATTATTCGGTCCAAGTAAGATTTGAATTAATCGACCCAGTATTGCAATTACAGAATCGGGAAATGGGGTTAAGAGAAGTCCAGGCTGGGGTTAAGTCTAGAGAGACTTACTGGAACGCTGACATGCAGCTTGAAGATGCTGCCGGTGAGCGCCGGAGGCTTCTAAAAGACTTGATTCGTCAGGACCCGGCTGTCCAAAGACTGCTTGCTGCGGCTGCGGCCAAGGAAGAAGGCATAGATAAGCTCTTACAAGAAATGGAAGATGCTCTATCTCAGGGCGACCAGTCCAATGCTATCGAGTCCATTATTTCACCCAACGGGAATAATCCTAATAACTCAGCCGGTGCCGGTGTGAATGAGCTAAACCAGGCTCTCACGCCGGACGTGGCTAATCCACCGCAGAGAGGTAATCGTCTTGCCGGATAGGTCTGAGTTCACTGAGGCTGTCCTAGACATAGTAGGCGAGCTAAAAGCCGCTAGGGTTAGCGCTAATAAATCTACGCCTATCCCTTTTATGCAGGAAAAACTAAGGGCTAGGGACGCTCGTAATAGGTTTATGAATGGTACTCCTCAAGAGAGGCGTACC